ACACCACCTAGAATATACTTAACAGCACTACTAACAGTATTAGTCAACCCTTGAACCGCCTTAGTTAAAGCATCAACATCACCACGTAGATCACCATGCTTTTCAGAAAGACCGTTAATACGGTTATCTATACTTTGCTTTAATAGATCAAGTTCGCCTTTCAGTTGTAGGTAGTTCACATCTGTGATACGTCTACTAATCGATTCTTCTGTCATTACACACCTATATTCTTATTACAGTGATCTGGATCTAGCTTATCAAGTAGCCAACACAGCCATACAGCCCAGCACTCACGATCTTCGTTAACCTGCGAATGACGACCAGCGCGTGAACTGATTGTTTCATCGGGATTACCATTAAAAGCCGAGTTAGCCAACTGATCCACTGACACCGCTAACGTCCATGCGTGTTTTGGTGAAAATATAACAGACCAAACATATTTAACAGCCCACCAAACCACTGCCACTAATAGCAGTGGGAATAAGGCAACAAGAACTAACCGCGTCACGCTGGCGTACCAGACAAGATAACATCAGCACGATCTTTCGTTAGAATACCAATATTAACCAAGTATGCGATTGCGTCTTTAGTTGACTTCAAACCTAGATCAATATACGTTAAACGCGCATCATTTGTGATCTCGTAAAAGTCTTGTACAATCGGGTCGATTGAGGTTTTAATAGCTACGCGCTCTGTTGGTGAAAATAGCAACTTAAACTCAATAGGAGATACTTTAGGTGCTTCTTTTGGCATAGCCTCTGGTGCGGCGTATTCAACTGGTGCAGGGTTTACCCACGCACCATTAACTAGAGTAGCTCCGTTTAAGACATCGTCTGGCACTTCGGTATCGTAATACTTTGCGATATCTGCGTGAAACAATTCGTCAGGGTTGCCGTTTGCAATATCACGAATGACGTTGTTTTCAATCCAAGCATATTTCATATTAGTATCCCTCCGTCCAAAGAAGCACAACCGTGCCTTGACCGCCACCACCCCCTGCCGAGTTGAAAGTGGCAGAACCACCGCCGCCGGCAATACCACCGGCGCCTATACCAGAGCCACCGCCACCGCCGAATCCACCACGACCGCTGTTTCCACCGCCGCCGCCGCCGAATCCACCATTACCACCGGTACTACCACCGCCACCGCCACCGCCGGTTCCACCATTACCAGTTCCGTTGCCACCACTACCGTCAAGCGCAAGGCGATTAAGGATGTTGAAGATATTCAGAGCAAGTTGTTGTCCAGACGCGCCACTCGTATTTGCTGCCGCAACGCCAGTAGTGATACCAGCGCCATTGCCACCGACAACTGAACCGCCGCCGATGTTGCCAATGGCCGCACCAACACCACCACCACCGCCGCCTGCTGCGCCGACCACAGTTGCTCCAGCACCGCCAAACCCTCCTCCCCCGCCGCCGTAAGCGTTGGTGCCGTTTCCAATGGCCGCAGCACCGACACCACCAGTCCCATAAGGCGAACCAGCGCCACCACCAGCGCCACCATAGCGTGGATTTGAACCGTCTGGGCTTTGACCCGCACCGCCTGCACCGCCTGAAGCGGTAAACGCACGGCGCAGACCTGCCGCAGCCGTACCGTAACCACCTGCTCCACCGGCCTTTGCGCCGCCAGAGCCACCCGCATCGATGGCACCAGGGGAACCACCCGTGGCCGTTAGTAAGCTGCCGAAGGAACTGGTACCGCCAGATGTACCGGAAGTTGGACCTGAGTTACCAGCAACGCCTGCCGATCCTACCGTTATCGTCGGTAGTAATTGCCCAGGGATGACGTCAATGATGCCCATGGCAAAACCACCGCCACCGCCACCGCCAGAGGATGAGTAGTTGGTGTTAGGACCACCGCCACCGCCACCTGCACCGCCACCCCAAACCATGGCCAATATCTGGTAGACGTTTTGGGGAACGACTTCATTGGAGTACGTGCCAGGGGTTGAAAATATTTTGCAGTTTTTCCACTCTGGCGGCTCAACGCGCGTAGGTGTATTCGGAGGAAGCGGAAAACCATAGGCACCCTTATTCATTAGAAGTCACCTCCCTGAGCAATGACGTTGAAGGTCTCCGCATTGTTGGTAGCAGCGCGAAGGCTGTAACCAGTGGGTAGAAGAAGCGGAAGAATCTGGCTCATCGTGTTGATATTTAGCTGTGACTCCCACGACGGTAGAGTGCCAGAAGGTGTAATAGCAATAACCGGAACCTCGGACAATAGGCGGGCATTCGCACCGTCGTGGATGAACAGGCGAATCATACCCGCAGTCGTGGTTCCTACTGCCTTCAAGTCGATTGTATCGATGCGAGAACCAGATGCCCCCGCGCTAAAAATCGTGGTTATTGTACCAGTGCCGTCACGGTTGGTATTTGCGGTGCTAACTTGCCCAATACCGCACTTGGGTATTGAGGCATACTGCGCAGAAGTGCTCATGTTATTTCTCCTTAAATTACGCTAAGCGCGGTGAGTGGAAATTGAGGAATATTTGCCCAATAGGCATTGGTGCCGTCTGTGGTAACAAACTTCCCTGCGTTACCTGCCTGGTTTGGCAGCGCTGCGCTAAACGCTGTTGCCACGACGAATGCCGTAGTCGCAATTTGGTTGGTTGAGTTTCCGGCCGCGGCAGTCGGGGCAGTTGGAATACCGGTCAATGCCAAATCTTTAGCAGTTCCGCTAATCTCATCAACTTTTGCGTCTAGCTGAGGACTAACTAATGTTGCGCCGCTAAAATCATGCGTGCCAGTGTAAGTATCACCCGCACGGGCAACTCGGTCATTGCCACTTACCAGAAAGAAGTCGGTGCCGTCATACCACGCTACGACAACCCCGCCTAACTCGATGTCGCCTGCTTCAACTACTGTACCATCTACACCTTTTAATGTCTTAGCAGCTAGGGCGTTGACCGCAATAGTTGCTGCGCCTGCGTTAGTATGTGTTGCCTTGAACGCCAAGAAGAAATTGGGCGTGTATGCCGCAGGAGCGGGTGATACCGTAACGACATAATCATTTACCGTTGCGCCTTGGGCTTCGGGTCCAGTTGCAACAACAAGACCTGCAAAACCAGCAAATGTGTTTTTTAAGACAGTTTTAATTAGTCGAAAATGATCATCACCTTGGCTTTTTGGATCAGTGCTTGTCGGGTTTGTAACGACAAGATCATTTATATAACTTCCAGTTTCTAATGACATTAGTAACCTCGATTAATGTTAAATACGGTTGCAGATTGAAACATTCCAGGCTCGGTGACTAACTTAGACACTGAGCGGGAACGCCCGTCTTGCTGTGCAATGTCGGTTAGTGCATTCTTAACGAGTAGGTCATACTTGCTTGCTTGTTGCTCGTCATGAATGTACACGTAGGCTTCACGCAATGCACCGTACAAATAAGCTTCGGGCGCGTTAGTTATTAACCAGTTTACCCCGTCAGATTTTAGGTCAAAATTCTTAATGCAATGAAAAAATATTGTATATGGCTGGTCACTAACCGAGTTAAGTTCGATTTGTGATCCAATTGTATAATAACGTGGCATCGCAGGAGTGCTTGCAATGGTTTTAGCCATTTGACTAGTCGTGATTGCGGCCACTGGCACTTGAACATTAGATGATAGAATGTTCATGTTTAGCGGTTCACTAAAGCGTGCTGGTAATGCGATAAATCGGCTTGTTGTGCTTGACGTTAGTTCGTCGATTGATTCCATTGCAGTTAAACGCAATGAGCGATTAAGTCTATTTTCAGCTAGCGTAATAAATGACGGGATCATGGCAGTTAAGTCGCTACGATGAATCCATTTTGCGACTTCTGCTTGTAAATCAGAGTAATTCGATATTGCCATCTTGCTTCGCTCTACGTGTCCGTTTTACTGGTTGCGTTTGTTCTTGCAAGTGGCTTTCACCTTGTTTGCCAATGGTTGCTTCTTCTTCGGCAGTCCATACAATGTGCTCTTTACCGTTATTATAAATGATTTTTGGATATTCTTGCATTATTTTCCCTATTAATTTTAACTTTAACCAAAGTGAAAACAAATAAAGAAAGGGGCGACACGCGCCCCAATCTATTAGTTAGACAAGATACGAGCCGCTAATTGTGCGCGGATTGTCTTGTAACCATACAACATATCTAAACGGCAAGGGAACTTGTCGTTGTTGATATCGTACTGACGAACAACACGCATTGACAAACCGTCATACACTTCACGAGCCGAGAAGTCAACGCCTTTAGGCATTACCAAGTCAGCAGTTGCGAATGTGAACGCATCTTTGTGGAACGCGATTGATTGGTTGTAAACACTACTAGCCCCGCCAACCTTGGTGATTGACGCGCCGTTTGGCATACCTGACGCAGTAACGTTCTGTGCACCTGTTGTCGTGTAGATTGCAGGAGAAAACGATAAAGACCCGGCACCGCCAGCGTAATCAGCCGTAACAACAAAAGACTGCAATACGCCTGTGGTTGCTTTAGTTTCTGGGTGAACACGGTAACAACCTGCAACAGTGAACACGTCACCTTTCTTAAACGTGGTCGTTCCTGATTGAACTGGCACTGTTGTAGAACCGTTAGTTGTGACGGCACCGTTAACGGTGTAGCCAGTTGCAGCAGCAGAGGTACCAGTGGTATCAGCAGACAATAGCGTATTTTCGTAGAAGTCAAAGCCGGCAGTGCGACCCATCATACCTTCTTTGTACTGTTTCTTGATCTGATCGCCGTCTTGGAACAACCCTTTTAACGCGTCAACAAGGTCAACGTTGTCTTGTGTGTTCAGCAATATAGAACGATTACCGTCAGTCGGTGCTAACGAATCGGTTAATGCTTTGCGTGCGTTTAATACGTTCTTAAACGTGATTGCAGCACCCATGCCGTTAACTACTTGGTAAACATCCCTAATCATCGATAGCGCGTCTGCTTCAATGTTTGCCGCTAAAACAGCCATTGCAGGCTCAAGAATGCGAGTAGAAAAGTCATCAAGAGACAGGGTTAATTCTGCGC